TCCCAAGAATGCTTCAAAGGAGAAGCCAGCCGACGAGGCGTTAAAGTGTGCAATAATCTTCGTTAGTGTTTTAAAGAAAGTCAGGTAGCCAAGTGCATAAGAAATCTGCTTTTTAGGAGACATATCCTTGGAGGCAGCTGTAAGCTGCGAAACATCGGCTTCATAAAATTTAGCAATACCCTCGATCTTATCCTTAAGGTCGTCGCCCTGGATATCATCAAGGAACTGCATCAATTGCTGGCGCTGGGGTCCCTGTATGTCAGCACCCCCGCCTTCGACTGTCTTTACGTCAGACCAAGGGATCTCTGAAATAGGAATATCGGGAATACCGTCCCAGGAGAGGGTCATCCCCTTTTGCTCAACCAAGAGGCTAGCTACTGGCTTCTCAGTTAAAAACTTCATCACTTCATTAATAAGGCTTTCGGTTTCATCTTTATCAGAGTAAAAACTCTTAACTAGTGTATCAATATTCATTTTATATCCTCGGTTGCTAATACTAATTAGATGATTTTATCAACAAGACCCATTTCAATTGCTTCTTGCGCAGAGAAATATTCATCTGTGTTCTTTGAAAACATGTTGTGTATCTCACCCACAGATAGTTCTGAGCTTTCTGCGATTATCTGTACCATTTGATCTTCCATTAGTCGCACCTCATCGTGTGTCGCCTTAATGTCGGCTGTCGTTCCCATATTTCCGGCTGAACAACGGTGCATCATAATGCGAGCATTGCGAGTGATAAACCTCTTGCCTTTGGTTCCTGCCGCCAAGATAGGCACACCAGCAGAGAAGATCTTTCCGGTGCCTAATGTAGAAATGTCGCGACGTTCCTTTACAATCCTCATCATATCCACAACGCCAAACATATCATAGACAGTTCCTCCGGCAGTTGAGATTAGAAAGTGTATATCGTCTTCTTCCTCTTCATCTTCCTTTCTAGGGTTGGGAAAGATGCTGCCGCCGTTTAACTGTAATAAACCGTGGTATAACTCTTGTGCTGATTCTTCGTTTAAGTCTCCAACTAAACCAATGGTGTTGGGTGCCTTATCTTGCTGCTCTAATGCCGCAGCCATTAACATTGCTGCTTGGCGCTCAGAGATCTCCTCCTCTTCCTCAGGCTCTGTTTCTGTGCTTTCGTTATTAAACATAATCATCTTAGTTGTTTTCTCCCTTTAGGGTTTTAAATAGGTGCCGCACTGCGCTGTTCCAGTCATAGAACGGCATCATGCTTTTAAAGTGGCGGGGGGCTCTCTTCACTATGGAGACTATAGCAGACTCCTTCCAGTTTGTCAAGAAGTGATCGTCAACTTCTTTAAACTTGCTAATCTGTTCCGGTGTGAATCCAGACTCTCTCATCTGCTTAAGTTTTAACTCTTGTAGGAATGCCATATCTTCTGTTATTTTTGTTAGCATCCATAAGATACTTAATATTGCTTCATTTACTATTCTCCAAGCGTGTATCACATCAAATAGACGAGATATATAAATGCTAGCAAAAGTGCCCGCAAAGAAAGAAAGCACTGCGAACACTGATAGTTCATATGTTGATATTTCCATTTTTCCTCCAAAATAAAAAAGACCGCGAATGATCGCGGTCTTTAATATACGTTAAGAGTCTTCTGTTGTCAACTACTTCTTTGTAGAAAGTGCCTCCATAAGGATTCTCTTTGCTACTCGCTTCGTGACTGCTTCCATAAGCGCGTCATCTGCTCCCATCTCATCATCAACCTCAACATCTGCCGGGGCATCATCAACTGGGGCTTCAATTTCTGCTGGCTCGTCATCCAAGTCAGCGTCATCAGCATCAATCTCAACTTCTTCGCCCATTGCGGACTCCAAAGCAGTTTCTAGCGCGGAGAGGAAATCATCAACAGCAACCATCTTTCCACCTACATCGGCGTCAACTGGTGCTTCTAGTTCAGCATCCATCTCTATCTCTTCGTCGTCTCCAGCAGCGTCTTCCATTTCGGCTGCGTCAACGTCCATCTCCATATCCTCTTCTTCTTCAAGACGATCGGTTGGTCCTCGGCCTCTGCCGTGACCTCTTCGGGCATCCTCTAAACCGCCACCTGCGGCATCAGATCGAACTTCTTCTAGTTCGTCTTCATCGCGCATGCTCATACGGCCTGCGCCTTCTTTAAGTCCCTCAACAAAGCCTGGGGATAGTGGCTCAAGCTTCGCTAGCTTCATGAACTGGCGAACCTGTGACTCGTTCAAAAGTGATTTCTTAGACATTTTTACAAAACTCCTAACATTGTTCGTGAATATGCTGTTTTAAATAGTATTTTCATTTGATAATGTCTTTTTTAATTTCAATAGAGCGCCATCAACAAGTTGCTTTGCCCTGACGATGCTTACACCGTGCCTTATTCCTATTTGTTCTAGCGTCATCTCGCCGTGCTTATAAACAGCAATATCAGTACAGTTTAAGTCATCCTCATAGTCTAAGTGTAACCTACATTCCTTTTGAGCACAGGGCACATCGTGTGTATAACATTTTATAGCGCAGTCTTTCATAGTTCTGGTAAATCCTCTTCTAGTATATCAAAGATATTTTCTATATCTTCTTTGGTTAATGCGAGTTCTTGTAACACTTTCTCGCTACTCTCGCGCAACTGGCGAGATTTCGTAACTTTTCTTTTAGATTGAACTTTTTTATTGATTCTGTAATCGTCTAAGAAAGCTATGAATAGTGGATCCTGACTTAAATAAGATTCCACGCAATAACGAAAGAACTCGCTTTGTGTTTTAATCTCGTCATAAAACAATCTTATCTTTAAGTTCTCGTGAAGTTTTGAATCGATCGAGAATGATAAAACTGAATGATGGTCAGGAAACTTTTTCATCTTAAAATATGGGTTCCACTTTCGGTTTGCCCACTTGCTGTTTGCCGGATGAAGTGTGCTTTTGCTTGTAGTTCATCAATGGTTCTGGCGCCGGAGTATGATAAACCTGAACGGATTCCTCTTTCTAGATCGTCCAGAATGTTTATTACTGACCCCTTATATGGGATCGTTGTGGCGATTCCTTCCAAAGATGCTGTCTTGCCTCTCCAAGACATTTGAGCGTCCTTTGAAGCCATACCCCTGTAAGCCTTGTGTTTGTTTCCATCCCGGCCAATCATAATGTCGCCCGGGGATTCTGTTGTTCCAGCCAATAAAGAGCCCAACATTACAAAGTCAGCGCCAGCAGCAAGAGCCTTTACAATATCACCCGAGTTGCGAATGCCTCCATCAGCGATAATAGGAATCGATCCAGCGTTCTTTGATTTGGCGCAATCAAATATTGTTTGAAGACCCGGAACACCGTGTCCGGTTTGAATGCGTGTTGAGCAGATTGAGCCTCCACCTATATTACATCTAACAGAATCCGCACCCCAATCACAAAGATCGTTGTATCCGCCTAAGGTTGCTATGTTCCCAGCCATTATGTGAACATCATCACCTACCATCTGCCTTAACTGTCTTAACGCAGCCTTCATAAGAATATGATGACCGTGAGCAACATCAACACATATTACATCGGCGCCTGCTTCATAGCACGCATAGGCTCTTTCAAGGTAATCCCCTGATGTTCCAACTGCTGCGCCTACTAATGAACTTTCTTTTCGAACAGCAGTAACCATACTTGCTTGTTCTTCAATACTGTTATATCTGTGTAGTATAGCAAGGGCACCTTTGGAATCCATTGCTGTCGCCATTTGCTCTTCCGACACTGTGTCCATCGGGGATGCTATGATCGGCAGTTCACACTCGATAAATCCTAACTTTGATGATAATGATACTTCTTTTCTTGATTCAATATCTGAAAACTGGGGTGTGATTAATACGTCATTATATGTGAGTGCTTCTTCTATCATTCTATGTTCTCCATTGCTTCCTGTATTGTAGTCCAACAATCTGGACAAGTCAAGCGAACTCTCTCGCTTTTTATTACAACTTGCCAAGTTTTAACTGTTTCTTTGGTTCTCTCAAAAGGAGTTGAACAAACGCAACATTCCTTTGGGTGCTTACCAAAGTTGGCTGCTTGCTTTTCAAGTCTTTCCTGAACTGCTTTCCTGTTCTTCTTTTGCTTTCCCGGGATGTGGCGTCTTATTTTCTTCATTGATCTTCAAAAACTCTCTGTATTCTTTGTTTATCTTATCATAGTATTTTGTTTTGCGCAAGGACTTGTGCGCATCATTTAACACTTTTTTGTGTGCGACATTGATCATAAAACAAGGTGCTTTGGATCTTGGATTGAATCCTTCTACTTCTACCTTATCATTTGGATTAAAGCAGATTGTTTTGTATTCGTTCATTCCAAGTCTTTTTAAGATCTTATTAACAAGCGCTTGTATAACTTTGGTTCCATCAGCATCCATATCGTGAGGAAAACAAATAAGAGTGCTATCATAATCAGATTGCTGGAATTCTTCTAGTAGATCCTTTAATCCTTTATCGTCCTCACCCAACATTGCGATCATTAACTTATCGTTCGCTAACTCTGGCGCAGCAAAAGGGCACGTTGCGATATTATTAAACTCTGGTCTTTTTTGATCCAGAACCTCATTGATGTAATCAACTACTTTTTCTTTGTATGAACTCGACATAACGATTCAAATACCATTCTGCTTTCTTTAAATCTTCAATGTTGTTTTCTGATTTCTTGCCTGCTCTGGAAATGTATTTGACGACATTACCAAGATGAAAGTTTAGATCCCAGGCTTCAATAACTTTGATTGCTTCGTATTTTGATGTTCCATCTTCTTCAACCTCGCCACTTTGATAGTGTGAGGGGTGATTTACTTTTTCACTCATTCTTCGTTCTCCTTATTTCGCCAACTCAAATCCCAGAATAAAAGCTGGGATGCCTCCGATAATAAAGCCAGCAAACACATACCACCAATCTCTGGCAGTCTGATATGCTTTTTGTTCTTTGTTGAGCTTAGGCATTCTTGGTGGCATTTTCATTCTTCGTTCTCCTTAACAAACCTGTGTAGGTCTTCTATGCCTCGTTCTCTTTTTAGCCAAGAACAAGAAGGACAAGTAGAATAAGGGGGTGATTCATGAACCTGCAACTGATGTTGGAGATGTGAAATAAGATTCTTGATTGCCTTTCGATCTTCCTTATCTTTCAGATCAAACCACATCGTAATGAGTTCCGCTTCTGGATAACCGGGTTCCACCTCAAACTCTACGCCTGTGGTCTTTATGTCAAGGTAAAGAGACTTGCATCCGTCCGTTTTGATTTCGATGCTGGAACTCACTCTTCATTCTCCACGATTACTTTCTCCAAGTCCTTTTCTTTCACGACCACTTGTTCGCCATCAATAAGAACCAAAACACCCTCAAGGGTTACTGAAATCGGGAAGGTGTAACCTGCTAGGTTTGTGTGTTCTCTAATCTCTTGCTTGTAATAGTTTGGGTCTATTACAACTGCCTCATCACCATTCTCGTAGTAAAATCCTTTGGTTGGATGATCCTCGCTTCTACTATAGCGATAAGCAGGTTCGCCTCGATAGTTTATTTTTACTTTGTCACCGACTTTCATTCTGCGTTCTCCTTATACGCCGCGATTGTTACAGGATAAAGATCCTCCAAAATCCCCAACATT